GGTGATTCCATAGGGCCACGTTGGTCCTAAACGAAATTAACATGGGCGGGATCGGCTTCGGAGGGTTCAACAAGCGAAACGCCGTTAACCTTGTGATTCCACAGAGCCACGTTGGTGCGATCCTGCAAACACAATGACCCGCAAGCCTTTCGAGGATCGAACCGGTTCGGATCGGCAATCAAATTCATCACTTCCCAGTATTTCTCCGATTGCCAGATATCCTTGAATCGGGTTTTGCAGATGTTCCCGATATGGAATCGGCTGTACTTCTCGTTAAACAACATTCCACACGGAGCCACCAAACCAGAGCCTGAAATCTGCATGATGAATGGAGGTCCAAAGCATCGGTCGTAGGGTCTTCGATTTGTCCCCCCCTGTTTGATCTTGTTCCACTTGATTACCACTTTGGTTGTATCCGTGCTTAATGATTCCGCCTCTTGCAGCTTGTCGTAAAATAGGGGATATTTGTCGTAATCCACCCCAAGGCTACCAGATTCATCGTCTGAACAGTGCTTAATTATGGCATATGTTACGCCAAGAGAAACGCCTAATTTCGCAAATGGGATGATCTGGTCTGCATCTTGGGGTCGAAGTACCATCTGGATGCCTATCGTCACTCCTAGACCCCTTTCCGCCTTCCTATCGACGCAATAGCGGACCGTTTCCAGCACCTTTAGATGCTGCGGGATGCTGATCCCCATGATTTCGGCTGTTCTTTCGGGGGTTCCACCACTGATATTGAATCGGAGGTATGTCAGGCAGGGCAATACCCGGTCGATGATCGGCCTGGTTAGTGGACCCCCCCACGTCCCAGAGGCCATATCCAACCCTATGAAATGGCCGTGTTCTATGGAGGGGGCATAGGCGGGGGACAGGGTTGATTCGCCGTCCGACACGAACGATACCGCCTTGACGCCGATCTCAAAGCAGTCATCCAGGAACTGCCGCATGATCTCCGTTGTGATACGCCTTGGCTTGTTAGCTTGAAGGGCGGCATAGCAATTATGAACAACTACGCCAGAGGCGATGAAATTGTGATGCGGCCAGCACTCAATATCGTATACTGGGCAACTTGAGGAAGCCTCAATAGATTCGACTTTACAATAGACAACTCCCCGCAGACGATCTTCTCTACTTCTTCTCGATGAAGCAACGTAATCCGGTTCTTTAACCAAAGAACCAACACATTCCATTTTGCCACAATGTAATCTTCCATTTCCTGATCGAATTTCTCTTTGTCCCGGTGATGATACGTTGAATTCAAGAGAACAACCAGGCGCAAATCTTTCTGCGCCGTGTACATGAAATCTGGATTTCTCCGAATACCGCTCTTGGTCGGATTGACCCAAAACTTTCCGTCCCCCATGTAAGTAAATCCCATCGGGGCCAACGTGGCATTCAATATCTTCTCCTGACTGTTTATTCCCTGTCCATAAGTCCTTGGCTTTATTGCCCCGGTTTTCCAAGACAATTTCATTCTTTCCGACAAGGACTTCCTTCTTTCCGGCGAAAAGGAACTCCGTGATTTCTCTGCAACCTCCTTGCGTCGCATCGGATTGTTTTCTCTCATTCTCTTGGCGGCGGCTTTCCTGCTTTCCATCCCCATGCCCGTCGGGTTCATTCGTCCAGCCTTCCACATGCGTTTCGACCATTCTGAAATCTTCTTGGCGTGCCGAAGCCTCATGGTTTCGCCTTGACGCCTGACAACGTCTGGATTCCTCATCGGGTTTTTGTCGCCAATCATCTTTGCGGACATGGCGGCGCGACCTTCCGGGGATACATGCGATTTTCTCGCCGGGGGTGAGTTGACCCGCCAGCTTCCAACCTTGTCTTGTGAGGATTGGGTGATCATATGTGCAAACAAGCATATCGCCTTGCACGAAAATTGTCAATGTTTTTTTATTGGGATGACTCATCCAAGACGCGGTGACGATTGATGTGGAAAGAGACCCGTCTTTTCCCAGAGAGACAACACAGTCGCCAGTTTTAATTTCTTTTATCGGTACTGACAAACCACCTGAAAGAAGAATTCTTTGATCTCCACGGATGCAAAAACCGCATCCGGCGGTACACGCTTGAGTTAAGGCCATGTCAATCGTAATGGGAGCAATCCGTTCCCCCCGATCCCACTGCTTCACTCGATCCATGTGGTATTGAATCTTGGAGTCATCCAACACCAGTCTTTCGGCCACGTCTGAAATCGACATCAATAGCTTTCCCCGCTGCCACCAGAAATCGGGACGCGGAAGCGAAAGCGGTCGGTTGGATCACCGGCCAAGCTCCCACCTGAATATTCGACCAATTCCAAAAATCCAAACGGAGCCGGGGGCAGGTCGCTGGCATCAACCGTAATAGTCAATCTGCCATTGGTAGATGAAGTTAAGGCTATCCCCCCTGTGCTCGTATGATAATTCTTGATTACCCTCCCACCGTTATTCAGCCGGAAGGTTGCGCGGAAAGCATAGCTTGTAATGTTCTTTGCCGCGCCTACCGGGTCAAGCACCCGGATACGCAAAGAAGTATCCGTCCTTGCGTTTACCGGTTGAATGACTCCATCCGTGGTATCGACTGAAATGATGGGCATATTCAATCCTCCTTCCGAATCTTGGTCTTGATCGCTGCGACTGTCGAAGCAAGAGAATCCCGTACTCCCGCATCGACGGACGCTTGCTTGATTGCCGCGTAGATATCCTCTTTCCATCCAGGCTTCTTGTTCCGGATCGCCTCCACTCCCGTTACGAGCGCACGAACATGCTTTCGTGAACGATGAAGGAATCCAAGGGCTGTAATCAAAGCCCCCCCCCAAGGAAGGTGCCCTACCAATCCATCCGCAAAGCCAAGCCAAGAAGGATTCTTTGCCTCCTCGCTTGTCGCCTTTGCGACGGCCAGAGCCGCAGGGTGATTATGCTGAACCGGAAAGTCCGCCGGGCCCGCCCATTCCTCCAATGACACGGCCAGAGCCTCCCCCACTTGGGCATGCTCATTGGCGGCATCCTCGGCTTTGATCGTCCCAAACTCCGCCTTGATATGACCGATGTTCTCCTTCACGATTGAAGGAGTGCATCCAGCTAGAACCAGAATCGCAACCAGCATCAGCCTTTGCATGGCAATTCTCCTATGGCTTATGACCCAAAGAAAGGAGCATGTCGAATCGCGCTTCGAGGGAAGTAACCCGTTGATCTGTCCTTTTGACCGTGACGTAAATATCGCTTAACATATATCCCCCAATGGCGACGAAACCGATTGCGGCAAGATAAAGAAACCACTTGGGAACTTCCGATTTTAATGGGGTCATGCCAAGTCTCCTTTAATTCAGAATTTCCAATGTTAGGTTGGTGCAATTGATCGTTGCCAGAGCCGCAGCCGTGGTCCAATCGGCGGTTAAATCGACGACAAGAGATGCTGTTGTGTCTATGACAACCGCAAGCAAATCGGTCATTTCCCATACCGTAGGCGTCCCGGCCGCCGTTGCGGTTTCCATGTGGAAGAACCCGGAATCAGATTGGCTTTGTACCGTTCCCAGCGCTCCGGTTGTCCTGCATGTAATAATTGCCGATACGCTCCACATCCTATCGACAAGCAGGGTTGCCGCCGCCGTTGCCACTGTGAGTAAAACGGCGGTCGATCCCAGTTTCACCCTGATGACAAGCGGATTGGCAAGCGCATTCGTGGAAAACGTTCCGTTCGCTTTCAACCGGAGCGCGCGTCCGGCGACCAGTGTATTCGCGGGAAGGGTGAGCGTTCCAACCCCCGATCCTGTAAGGGTTGTTTCGGTGCCCGTATTGCCAACGGTCGCGGTAGCCGTCTGAGTGAAGATGACAAGCGGGGCAATGCCCGCCACCGGAAGGATTGGAAGGTCCGAAGTCAAGACGGTGCCCGCATTGTTATGGCGAGTCCTCATCGCCACGCGGGTTCCATCGTTATTGATAGTCAGTGGGATTGTCATGGGCTATGCCAAAACATGCCATATGCCGAGGGGGCCGAATGTATACTGAATCATGGCGGATTCGTATTGAGTGGTCAAAACCTTCGTCGTCGCCCCGTCTATCGTTTCCGTCCCGTCCCCGTCTATCGTAACGGTATTCAATGAAGAATCCGTCTTTTTGATCGTATAGATTCTTCCGTCAAGACCACTGCCAGTCGGAAGGGTTATTGTCCTGTTGCCTCCGCTGGCATCGACCAAAACCGTGAAATGAGTATGATCCAAGGTGGTGTCGATACTGACGGATACTATCCCGGCATCGAACCCGGATGTAGAGAAGTAAACCGTACGAAGCAGTCCCCCATAGACCTCTGAATCGAAAGTAAGAGCCGCGGATTCCGTAAGTTTTCCATTTGAATTCGCAAACGGGATGGCTCTGGAAGTAAATTTGGAAAGAGCGAAATACGTAGATAGGGCCTGCCTCAAATCCTGAAAGGGCCTCGGCCACGACCCTTCCCAAATCTGGACTTGGGCGTATTGGGCTGCTGTCGATGCGTCGTTGATCAACAGCCGGATGACGAGACTTGAATCGGACGAATTCGATTCAAAGGTCAGAATGCCAAGATTGATTGCCGGGATTCTTGACCATGTGGACGTGCCGACATCGAAGGTGTTGGAAGCCAATTCGGTGAATGAACATCCACTGCGGCCAACGACCGCCTTCCCCTTCCCCTTGATATCAAGAACAACCGTGTAATGGGTGCAAGGCTTGACATTGAAAGTGTACTGAATGCCATGCCCAACCGTACCGGACATGCTAATTCCATTGCCAAGCCCTGTTGACGTGACACTCGATATGGTAGGGGTGCTGACAAGACTCCAACCATCGGGAAGGTTTGCCGTGCCAAGGTGTCCGAAATCCCCGTTCACAAGAATGGGCATCGAGCTTCTTGCCGACATCCGATTCTCCCATCCTTCCTGCCACCGTTCATTCTCCTTCTGGACAGAGAGATAGCGTTCATCCTCTGGAGGAGGAAGAGGGATAAGCGCCAAAACTGGCGCATGTGGCCCAAAGTCTCAGAGGTCAGGTACGGGAATTTCAGTTTCTCCTTAGAAGGTAATTAATTGCCAGTTGAAGTGTTGCTGGATTATCCTTGAATAATCCCAGCCCAAGATTACAGGACGGACACAAAAGACCCCGAACCTTTCTTGTCTTGTGATTGTGATCCAAATGTAACATTTTATTTGGTTTTGGAAATTCCCCACAAAGCTCACATCTTCCCCCGCAGGTTCTTATCATATTCTCGTATTCGTGTAGCCCAATGCCATATTTGTGTTTTCTGTGATACCCAGTTTCTTTGGCATATCTCTTGCTACTGATTGCATTGCATCGCTTGCAGTCATACCTGAAGTGGCCCTTCCACTTGCCAGAGTTTTTTAGACTAAAACAACTAGTGTTCTTCGTGCGCTTGCAAACATAACACCGCTGTTTTGTCCCCTCATCCGGTTTCATACCATCCCCCTAGACGATCCTCTTGGCAGGTCACTAACGGGCATTCTCTATCCCTTAACCGGATAATCCTCGACGTAAACATTGCTCCAATACACGTTGTAGTTGCAAGCGCACATTGACCCATTTGGGTCGATTTCGCGCCACCGGGCTTCTTTCTCTATTCTATCCCCCCGGAGCTTGTATCCGTGATGGATTACATGGCAGATTTCAAACGGGACGTTATGAACCTTCCCTTCATGGAAAACGCTCGCCGGAGCGCGCCCACAATGCAGGGGCTTCTTTTCGATCAACTGCCCGGCGCATGGCCTCCACGCAAACGGGAAGTATTGGGGTTGCCCATTCCAAGGATACCGCCATCTGCATTTGTCATCCCATAAATCCAGATGCACAAGCTGGACGCATTTTACATCATCATCCAGTTTTTTCAAGATCGACCGGAACAACAAGGGGTCGCTGAATTGCTCGTCATCGTCAAGACACACCGCCCAGTCGGCATGAGATTCAATCGCGTAATCGACATACTCCTGCCGCATCAGGTATTCCGGCCGCTCCCACAGTTTCTTGCTGTGGTCGTAAACCGGCTGAATCTGATCGCAAACCACAAGCAGGGAAGACATTCCCGGCTCTATCTTCCGGCTTGTCTTTGTCAGAATACATCCAAGGATCATCAGTACCCCCTTGTGAAATACTCCAAGGGCAAGCCGCTGTCACGGACCATGTTTCTGACGGTACTGTCAACAACTCGCTGATCTTTGTTTTGGATCGCCTCCCTCAATCTACGCCGATAGGAGTTCATCAAGTCAATCTTTCTGATCTTGGCAATAAATGTTTCTCTTGGGATACTCAACTCTGTCGGCTTGATTCCGGTAAAGTAATTGATTAACGCACGCGATCCCCGAATTCCCGTGGATTCGTTGGGCCGATCAACCATTGAATCCAAGGTATTGATAAGCCTTACCTTCCTCAAGGCAACGTCAATCCGGGGTGCCCATTGGGGGTCTTCAATCAACCAGCCGTTCGGATTGACAAGGGGCATCTTCAAAACCTCGTAAGCCCCGGCCCTTGGCCTTGCGGCTTCACCCCGCAAGAATTGCCCCTTGGTGGCAATGTCCGGCCCGGCTGTCCAAAGGGGGGACATCTGTTGAAGTCCAAATCTCACCGCTCCTTGAGGTTCATCAATAAACGGAATACGAAGCAGCCCCAAATCGGCAGTCGCCAGCCAGCCGCCAAGCTGTAACATTTCGTAGGACTTCTTTTCTTTGTTATAGCGATATGGAATTCCCATCGTGGCTTGGTAGAACTTTGGAATGAAATCGGCGTCTTCCGGTCGCATCACCTCCCTCTTTGCTTCTGCCTCCAACCGCAACAGCGCGGCAGTCCTGCCGGGACGCCGGACGGCTTCCACAACCTGAAGCGGAACGTTATGGCGAAGCCACCGATAGAAAAAGAATGTCCGGTTGACGTAATCATTCTCGAAATGAGTGAGGCGGTAAGGACTGCCAAGATACTTTCGGGCTGAATTTGAAGCCGCCTCCAGCGTATCTCCCTGCTTGATCCGGGCAATAAAATGAGCCAGCCTCGTACCCTCGTCCCCAAAATTCATCGCATATGCGCCAAGACGCATGACTGGATTACGCTCGCCAACGGCGTAGCTTGTCCCCGTCGCAATTCGACCGGCAAAGGATTTTGGTTCAACCGGAGCGCCAAGGAATTTGACCCTCCCTTGGCTGCCAAGCAAAAGGTCGGCAAGCTGGTCTTCGGGAGACATGGCCCCGGCCATTGCCTCCATGCCGCCGATCCTTCCGCCAATAACTCCATGTTCAGTCGCCCACTGACGGATATCGTTATAGGTGGCCTTCCCCCATTTCCCCACGTCAATCGTACCGTGGGCATTCGTAATGGCCCGGAAGGATTGGATGTAATCTTGTGGATTTGTCGATCCTTCCATCGCATTGACGGATATCGCACTAATAAGGTTTCGTCCCCATGTCCCCGGAAACGGGAATAGGGTCGCCTTTCTAAACCAGTTATTGGCCGCATCGAAAGCCTTGGTGACTTTCCATGACGATCCGGCCATCCTTGTCTTGTCCCGCATTTTGGCAACGGCATCCGCCACTTCCTTTGGAAATAGCAACCCCTTGGGAATGGAAGGATGTTCATAGGGGAATGCGGTCCACAGCTTAGGATTGGCAATGACTTCTTCCGCATCCGCAAACTTCCCGAATTTCCGAAGGTCCATCGCCAGTTGCGCCGCGTTGGTCGTGTCAATATGTTTCCAGACGCGGGTGATTTGAATCACACGCGGATCGGTTACAAAGATATCCTCATTGAATCCGGGGAACAGTCTTCCCGACTTCGATTCAAGATTCGCGGTTGCAATGTCATACTTTGACAGCTTCCGGTGAAGTTGGCTGGCGTGAGAAGTCGTGACTATTTTGCTTATCCCGCGATAGGTTGGATTCTTGTCCAGAAATTCCCTGAATGCGGGAGTAAGGTAATGCTCGAAATAATCGTAGTCACCCAACTCCCCCTTCAATGCCTGGATTTCATCGCCAATCGTCGCAATCAGCCTCTCGCCCACTGCCTCCTGCCTTCCAAAAAGGCGGGATTTTTCGGTTTTAAGGGCAAGGTCGATCCGATCAATAACCGTGTCCACCTCCTTGCGAGTCGCAGCGAATACGTCCCTGGCGCTCTTCATTCTACCGGCGGCGCGAGTAACAGTATTGTTGATCGAGGATTCAAGGCGGTCTATGGCTGAATAAACTTCCGACCACGCCTCTTTCGGTAAAACAGACTGAACAAACTGCTTCAGCCCTTTCAGCGATTTTTGTGCGACAGCCTCTTGACCCAAAGACCTCAAGTCTGCCCTGGTCTCAACTAGATTTTCGCTCAAATTCAACTTCATCTGCTCCTGGTACTGCCGCGCCCCGCGTGATGATTTAAGGGACTTTATTTCAGATGCCGACAGCCCTGTGGTCGAAATTTTTCCGCTTGCAATCTGCCGAATGTCACCCTGTATAGATTGAACCTGTGCGGCCTTCGCAGTCACCTTTGCCGTATCAATTCCCTTTCCGTGCAGCCCTTCAACCTTTCTCGCCGCATCGGACATTGTCTTGTCGATGAACTTGTTTATGAACTTCGACACTCTTGCAAGAGTCACATTTTTCGACTTGCCTTCAACCCTCTCAATTCCCCTGATTCCCCTTTCAACCCCCCTCATTTCGCGCATTCCAGCGCGGCCCTTCGGACCCGATACCGCCTCTTCAAGGGAACGGTAAATTGACAGCCTGTCTTTGGGCGCAGCTTCCGTCACGCTTCCTCCCGCCGCCCTCAATACCTTCACGACATTCCCAAGGTCCATTTCGCGCTTGATGATTTTAGCCTTTGCCGCCGCTCCAAGCTCCGATGTTGGAACGCCGAGATACTGTTCCGATTTCAGGAATTGTTTCTGGCTTGACTTCAAACTCTCGACGTATGGCCTTGCATAATCAGGTACGTCTTCCAGTGCGCGAAGGTAGGCAGGAGTCCCGGCGGGGGCCTCAACCGCCTTGGTAACCATTGTCATGATACCTATCGGATCGTCCCCTTTTCGCGCTGCGGCCCTAAGCATGGGGGCGGCCAGCCTGATTTGCTCCGCCACCTGAGCACCCCTGCGTACTCTCTCCCTATGCAGGGTTTCCGCAATAATCGACTTTGCTTCGGAGTTTGGGCTGATCCTCTTCCAGAGCGACTTGAACGGCTGGGCGGCGGCCTCCACCGCCCTTTCCGTTCCTTTGACCTTGATAACAGGGCCAAAGGGAAGAAGCGGGGTGGGAGTAAACGTAAGGCCAGCCTTCTCGATCAATCCCGGAGTCTTTTCCGCAAGACCCATCAGTTTTCTCTCTGCCGACAGCTCCGCGACTTCTCTGGTCAATCCCTTGATAAGCTCCTTTTGAAATATCTGCTTGAAAAGCCCCTCGCCCTTTGCGGTTTTTAATACCTTCTGCCCAGTAGCCGTGACGAGCCTTGCCCCCCTTGTACCCAAGCCAACGCCAAGGAATGTGGTGGGGTCTTGACCCAACTCAAGGCCCGCTCCCCAAAGTATATTCGACCAATTGCTGCCGCCCCCTCTAATTCCTCTGGCAACTTGAAATCCACTTGGAGCCTTTGCCCTTGAGGGTTTTAATCCTGCTTTGACGATTTGCTTTGCCGAATCGAATATGCTTCTATTTTGATCCTCCGGGGTGATCGGCTGGACTTGACGGAGAAATTCATTCCCCGCTTCGGCAACGATACGGCGTGGAGTATCGAGGATGTGCAACGGAACCTGTATGGCAGAGGATTCAAGAGTAGCAAGAGTGCCACTACCAAGCCGACTGAGGATTCCGGGCGAAGCCTGAGATTCTGACTCTGAGGCTGGCCGCCGTCTTCTTCTTGCCATTAGAAACCCATAGGTTTAGGGGGGTCTTGGAGGATGGAATTCATCAAATCATACATCTCTGGTGTCATCTGTGCGTCCTTAAGCGCGTCAAGAAACGCCTGAATCTTTTTAACGTTTCTATCCCCCCGCGCTTCATCCTTCCCTGTAAGTGCCTCCTCATCCTCCTGAATACTCTTGGCAAAGCTTTTTAGAAGTTCGGACATCAATTGCGCTGCGCCCATTTCCGCCAAGTCTCTTGTTTCTGTTCTATCGTCCATCTTTTTCTGATGCTCGAACCTATTTTTAAGACTGTCCTTCGCCTCCTGTGTGGCTTCTTCCGCCCTCGTTTCTTGTTTTTTCTCCTTTTCTTCGATATCGTAAAACCCTTTCGTTCCGGATGAAATACCAGACGCACGCGCCAAAGCCTGAAGCATTTCCATTCCGGTCCCGGTTCTCGCCTCGTCATCCTGATACCAGTTCATTTCTCCTTCTGGATTACTAGCAGCCTCCGAAATCATATCCCGAACCATGCGATGAATTTTTTGTCCCGGAACGGCAATGGCCCTGTTCAGTCTTTCGCCTCCCTTCTCAAGAATGCGCTGGGCCAATACGGGTGCGGGAATCTCAACACCAAACATCTTTCCAAACTCCCGTGCCACTTTTGCCTGTGCATTCTCACCCCGCTCTTTTATCCTCGTCTCTTCCTTCTCACCTCTCCTTGTAAACTCCAATTCCCTGAAGAAATTTGAAATCTGCCTCTGTAAATCAATCCCTTCCTGCCTTTGCTGGAATTCCGCCTGTCTGGTTCTTTCTTTCCCGCCTTCAAATCCACGCTTGTATCCCCTCTCTTCCTGTCCCGACATTTGCCCCAAGATATCCTGTAAAAATTCCTCCTGTTGCATCTGCTGTTGCAGCGGCCCCAAATCCCGCTGTGCCTGCTCCTGCTCGGCCATCCGCTGCTGTCCCGCTACATAATCATACCGGGCGTCGTTTTGCGTTGGGCCAGTAGATTGAAAGTAATTGGCAAGCGACTGCCCACCTCCCCCGCCGCCGCCTCTGTATCGGGTGTTGCCCCCCCCCTGTGCGCCCATCTGATTCAACATTTGATTTCCATAAGCCCGCTGATTGAGCAAGCTGTCCGACCGGCTTTGATTTCTCATCGCATCCCGTTCCCTTAACCCGGCAATCATGGCAATGCGCCGGGCTTCCAAGTCTCCCCCCACCGTTCCAAAACGATTTCGGCTTTCCTGTATACCCTGAGAAAGCAATCCGCTTTGGGTCAATCCTCGCCGCTGATAATCCTCCCCAATCAGCCGTTCTTGCTCTGTCTGCTGCTCCCCCATCCTCCGCCGGGCGATATCGAATTCCGTGTTGATTCCCAGTTCACTACCTCCAGTTCCCACACCACCGCCAGTTCCTTCTGTTCGAGAGGATATTCCGGTTTGTCCTGCACCCCCACCGCCCGGCTGACCCGAAAGACCCGCCATTTGATAGGCCGGATTTACAGGTCCCTGTTGAGGGGAAGCTCCAGGACCTCCCGGCATGGTGGTTCCAATGTTCATCTGTCTTTTTGGATCAAATCCTTGATCTATAAGGGACCGCCTTGGATCAATAGTCCGCTGTGTGTATCCTCTTCCCGGCTCCCAAGACGTAGCCATTGGAGGCCCGCTATATGCCGGAGGCTCCCCGAACCGGCTTATTGCTCCTGTGTAGGGGTCAACATTAAAAACCTGCCGCGTCCCCGCTCCCTGCCCCCCCCACGGCCTGTCAGCCGTGAAAACACTCCTGTTTACATTGGGTTCGTAATTTTGGGCTTGCTGCTGATTTTGCTGCTGCCTTATTCTGCTTTGAAGCAAAGCCTCGAATATCTCGTCGAAATCCGATCCGAAACCCGATCCCTGATTGGATTGCTGTTGTTGCTGTTGCTGTGGCGGCTGTGGCTGCTGATATTGCTGAGGCTGTGGAATCTCGCCCACCGCAGACTGTTGCGACACTCCTCCATACCTCGCCGCCCTTGGCGGATCGTTGCCCTTCCCGGATGAAGCGGTAGTCCTTCCACGAAGCAGCGGATTCGAATAGCTGTAATACGGGTCTACGTATGACATTTATCTACCCCTTGAAATTCCCCACCGATAACCACGAATAGCCCACCCAAGGATATTGGTTGTCAAGTTGGTTGCCGTCGATCCATGTACGGTCTGCTGCCTGAATCTCAACTGAATGCAATTTCCCACCGGAGCCGCAGATTCATCAATGACAATCGGATGAATGATCCGGTTCCGGTCAGTCTGATCGGTCAACTTGTCTCCATAGACCGGCCCGGTTTTCCCAAGGTTGATCGCCCCCAAATCCCTCCACGCCACTTCATTGTCAACCTTGTATTGCGCCCGCAGCGTTATATTGGCGACCGCCTCGACATGGATTTCGATTTCGCTGAAAACCTTCCTGATGAACGGCGAACCCAAATCATATTGCTTGGTCTCCAACACCATGTCGATATCTGAATTCAGATACAGATACCGGCCGGTCAACTTCGCAAGCTGGCCTGTCGTATCGGATGTAATGGCGTAGGTTTCATCGGAATCCGTCGATCCTGTCCAGCGGGAATAATGAGAGAAGCCCCTCTTGTTCGGACCTTGGAAGTGCCAGTAAGGGGCCTCCTGCGATGGAGGAATGACCGTTATTTCACGATCATTTTGCAGGGCATTATTGGCGGGCGTCGCCGTCTTGCTCTTGTAACTGAGAAGGTAAAAGCCTTCGGATGTCGGAGTCCCCACCGGCCCATTCTCGTTGACCGTGATATCCCCCACAATACTGTCAATCGAATCGCTCAGCTTTTGTGCCGGACCCGATCCATCGAACTTGAATATGCCGTTCGGTCTGGCATACATGACATAGCCGTCGAATTCCGCAATGGAGAATGGAAAGGGACAGCCGTTATTCCATTCAAGTGTTCTCAACCTGTAGTCGGAGGGAACCCGCCCATACAGGATGCTGATAGTCCGCTCCCCGAAGATTACAAGATTGCCAAACAGCCTTGCGAATCCAGTAACCTGGTCCCCCATTCGAGATTCGGGTATGTCGAAAAAATTATTAGAGGGCCAAGTTTCAAAAGCATTGATATCGGAGAAGTAGACGCGGTTAACTGCGGTCGTTCCGCGACCGGCAAAGAGGCGGTTCGAATCCTGATGGTAGTAGACAAATCGCGGGGTTTGGGCCGGCGCGGTAGCCGAATACATCGCAACGGCGGCATTCCCGGAATAAGCTCGATAGGCTGTTCCATTTGCCGCATAAACCTTTCTGTTGGCGACCGTCCAAGACAGCTTGGCCGAAGCCCCGAAACCGCTTCCAATCGCTGCCGCCGTGGTTCCGCTGACACGATACGCCCTTCCTGTGGCAAGCTGATAAAGCAGCTTCGTTCCGCTGACCAGATCGTAAGCCCTGAACAGACTTAATCCCCGGCTTGCCGCTGGAATGCTTCCGAAAACCGCCGAATGTCCCGATGTTTTCCTGATCCCACCCCGATGAAGAATGGAATCTTCCGCCGTTACCAACTGGTTGTCAAACACCATGTAGGCGGCATGTTTTGTGTCGATGCCGCCCCGGAAATCGTAATAGGAGCCTTCAAAGTCCGGCTTCTGGCTTCCCACCGGCTAAATCCTTGACATGGCATTCCACTGGCCGGGGAAAGAGGTTCTAACGGGAACTTCACCCCACTGTCCGGCCTGAAGGATCAAATTGGGATCGGTCATGGCGCTCTTGTTGATTCGTTCACGCAAGAGCGTTTCGTAATCCACCTTGGCCCGGTCGATCAACCCCAATTCCGCCGCCCGCTCGTTGAGACAATGGTATGTGCCGCCGGCCACCAAAACATCATGGAAATCATCGGGATAATCCGAAATCTGGTCGTCGTCTTCAAGCTCGGCAGGAGAGCGTTTCCGAAGGTAGTAGACCATCAAATCGTCATTCGGCCTTGGATACACGCCAATCAAGGGAACGCCGGGAGGGTCAATTTCATAGGCGACATTAAAACCATTCATGCCCCTGTAATTTTCATCAAGGGTCAGTTGTGTCGGTATGACGACTGCCCTGATCTTGTAGAAACGCCGTTCCCCCTTGATCCGGAACAGCCTGCCGACCATTGTGCTGTCCCACACCGTTGACACTCCCGCAATCGTTCCGCTTCCTTCAGTTGTTGTGACCGTTCCCGTATTGTAGTAAACCAATGGCGTGCGTCCGGCATCGTAATAAACATCCGGCGTGGCCGCCTCTTCAATTCCCTGCTCCAAGTCGAACCGCCTTGAAACGGGGATGGGCTGCAAAACCCGGCTTTGTTCTGGAATCCTTACACGAAGAACCGCCATCGTATCCCGCTCAAGCTCGTAGGCGTCCTTCCAGATTTCGTATTCTTCGAGGGTCGAACTCGCATCCTTGTAGGGACGATCCACCCGGATCGTTTCCGTTGCCGCGACAACATCCATGATTCGATAGAAAGTCTCGCTATCCTCAAGCCTGAATTTCCTGAAAAGGAAATTCCGATCCCAATCCGCCGTGCCTGTGCCCGTTATGGTGAAACTGTTCAGTGTGACAGTTGCTGTCCCGGTTGTATAAGGCGCGACAAGATTGAATGATTTTTCGTCTACAAGAAAAGGCCATGTGGCTTTCTGTGCTATCTCCCTTTGAACCCTGTTGACATTGGCCTTGGCAATGGCAAGGCCCGCCGTGGATTGATCTCCAAGCCTTCGGGAGACGTACTTGTAAATGTCGATAAAATTAAGCATTGGAAGCATTCCGGTAATAGACGTGGGAAACCGTGCTGGCCCCGGATGAAATCACAAATCCTTTGCCGTTAATTTTAAGGCCCGGCGCACCAAGGAAAACGGTTGCTCCCGCATTCCCCGCCTTCGTCCCGAAGCCTGGAATGTCAATATCATTCAACCATCTCTGCACCACGCTGGCGGCAACGTCCATGGTATAAACAATTCCACCTGCCGCGCTGCCGCTTCTGATTGTGCAAGTCTTTCTCGCGCCACCCGTCATAAGAAAATTTGACGCTATCGAAACAAGAAAACAGCCGTTGGCCGTGCCAAATGAATTGGTTGAATTGGCGGCACCCTGAACTGAGCGTACAGTTTTAACCGCATCCATCTATATATTCCTGAAATAAACCGTTGCCACCGTGCTGGCCCCGGATACTTCAATAAATCCACGCGCTCCTACGACAAGTCCGGGTTCTCCGAAATAATAATAAGCCGAGCGTCTTTGCGCGGCGGCACCCTGCAAATCAGCCGGAACGATAATGCCTCCGGCAACCGATACGCTTCGGATATGAGCGATTGCCCTCACGGAGCTTTTGAGGTTTACAACGTAGGATGAAATAATGACCCCTGCCGTACTGCCGAAACTTCCATCGGCGGTGAATCTCGCCATCTTCTGAGCGCCATACTGGCCCGCCATGTTTTATCCTCCAACCTTTTGAAATACCGGAACGATATTTTCATTTGCCCTGACGGAATCGAGGTAATCGCCCGGAGACATACATCCGCCGATATCGAAAATCCCGTTGTCCGTGATGTTGAGAACCGAAACCCCCTCCTCCTCGACAAATACCGTCTGTCCCTTGAGCAAATCCCTTTGCGCCGTCATGTTCTTGTCTGTCAATGTCGTGTTTCCATGAATATCCCTTGTCGCAAAAGGATGCCGGCCTTTGGCCTTCTCCCAGTTTAGCGGATCGTCCTTATGATCCATGAAATTCGTATAGGCCAGGTCCATCCCCACAAACACAATCCTTGACGCCCCCATTTTAAAAGCCAGGTGTAGATTACAGTAAATTACAGTCATTCCTCCATCCAGCGTCCCATATTTGCGTCTGCTTTCTGGCTTGTTAGCCGTGACATCCAGAAACGTATCGTCGTAATAATACCGGATTGGAAAATCCCTGATAACCTCCAGTGGGGTATGGAAGGATGTGATGCAGGGCAAATCCTTTGTTTCGAATCCCCTCCACCACCAAGCCTGGGTCATCCAGCAAAGGACGGAATAGTAGTCCAAACAATGACGAAACCCGGCGTGCATGCACGAGTTTGCGCCAATAACAATATGCCCATGCTTTTCCCTCAATTCCTTGACGTATGGCAACGCATTGGAAAGAGACGGTCCACAACCCAAAATGATAACCGGCTTTCCCTCATGCTTACCATAAAGCTCAGTAATTCCGTGTTCCGCATGGGCATCATGGGCATCGCCATGATCCTTTCTCAGCATCCTGACCGTCGGCGCAAACAGATGATTGTCGCTTGTGAAGAAATCCACCGAAATATCTGGCTTATCCCGCTTCCACCGGCGGGCCAGCAATACGCTTGAACTCCCCTCCCGATTATCCTGTTTGCCGCACACAAGCAAATCTTGGCCGCCATAATTAAAGCGGGAACCCAATTCATGCAAGTCGTATTGAATTCTCAATGGACAGCCTCCGCCGGAAGATTTTTTTTCTCTTCCTCAAGCCGCTGTCTCCATGCCAGGTCATCGACAAGCATCAACTCAAACCTTCTTGCCACCCTCCGCAAAATCACCGGGATTTCATCCGGCTTGATATTCCGGCTGAAATCAAGACTGCAAATCGCCTTGTCTTCGTCACTGGGAAACGCCAACCGCATCCAAGCCACTTCTTCCTTGAGCGCCAGCTTCGTCAAAACCGCTTCCTTGCAACTCCCCTTCGCGTTTGCATATAGATTTTTCGTTTCCAGAAGCATGAGTAAATATTGCATCCGGTCAACGAAACGATTGCGATAGAGCGCGGAAGGTTTCATCTCAATGTCTTTTGTCCATGCGCCGGAATTGAATCCCATAATCTTCGGCTGATGCCGTTTGATCTCCTTGTAGGCGGCCGAATGACCGATCGAAGCAAAAAGCCGATCCACACTTCCCCTCGTGTAAATCGTCCGCGTCCACTCCATGGCGTCCCAGCACGCCCCCATCGTATTCGACTCGGTAAGAGCAACGCAAGCCGACAACGAAGCCTGACAATACCAGTAATCCAATTCTCTTCGTTCCGGGTCGGCCATGTAATACCGGCATTGGCTTAAGACATCGCCCATTTCATTCGTATTGGGAATGCCGCCAATCCAGCTTGAACCATACGCCGTTTTCGCCCACGATTCCCGATTGCCCCATACGCCGATTTTCCATGCCGGATAAGCCACTCGAATCTCATCCAGAACGGAAATAATCGCCGGAGCCGGATTGCCAAAATGCCCGACGTCATAAATCCGGGTCTTCGATTCCAATTCGGAGAGTCCACGGTCCAACTCCTGACACTTCGCAATCGTCGCGTTCAGCAATTCGGCCTTCTTCTCGACAACATCGAGCTTTCCTTCTTTCGTATCGTTTTCAATCTGCTGCTTGATCGCCTCAATGGCCTGCTGAACGGAAGTCAATTCGGAATTCTTGTTCTGGATCGCATTGAAAACCTGCTGGGGCGCAAGCGTATCCGCCCCCAAGGGTAAATACTCCGCAACCCGAATCCCCTGTTTATGCGCCCTGACCGATGTTTCCTGATCGACAAAGAAAAACAAATGACCGTGAAGATTCGCCTGAATCCATTCCGGCGGAATTATCCCGTATTCGTCCACAATCCAATGCACAAAGGGAACGCCAACATTGCATCCGATACAACGAGACCCGATTTCCAGCCCAAGATCGAATTCGGCCTTTTCCGGCAAATCCACCGGATGCCATGAAATGTCGGCTTCGTGTTTCAACGCCCGAAGCGCCCTGACTGTGGATTCGCCAATGGATTTGCTCAAGGACGAATCGCTGACAAACACGGCGATCTTCATGGTTTCTCCTTTAATGGCATAATTGGGGGGAGGTTTTGCCTCCCCCCTCCTTGTGCCATTACGAAACACCCAAGAAGCACGCGGTAAGCGTGCTGCCAGAGTCAGCGCGAAGGGTGCGCCCGAAAGCAGCAAGGTTCACCGTGGTAGACATCGTGCGGGCAATCCGGCTCGTTGTCGAATTGACAACCAGCGCGTCACCAGCAGCAACCGACGTCCCCGTGTAGAGGTACGTGTTGAAGCCACCGAACTGGCCCCACCCGTACTTTGCCTTCGAAAGCCTGGAGGTAAGAACGCCCGCAAATGCGTTCCGTCGCGCAGCCGTCGCCGAGCGCGTTGCCTGATAGTTGTTGCTCGACATGAACTTCAGGACATCGCCCTTGACCGCCGTGGTGCATCCGTTGTTCTGGATGTACCGGTAAATCTTCCCATCCGATTCGATCCGAATCGACCCCAACTCTTCCTTCGAGGTCGCGTCGTCAGCGGTCAGGGTAGTGGCCGGGTAAGCTTTAAGACTCATCTTCTGTCTCCTGAATTAACAATTTATTCTGTTCGCAAACCCCTTGCCGTTTGCGTTAATTCCATGCGGATTTAGCAAGGCCGCATACGACATCAATCAACATTCGTGGGTACGAACTCAAGAATGACCCCGTAGACGTTCACGTTGTCGGAATTCCCAGCGCCCAATGTAATGCCACTCACAGCATTGATATTGAGCGCAAGAAGAAGGAGTTGCCCATCCGTGACGGTTCCAGCGGCAAGAACACCCGCCGCTGATTTCATCAACGAATGCGCGGTTGCGGTGGGATTGTCCGCCGCAATCACCGTGTCAAGAGCCGTGGAGCCGATAGCCACCGCCGTAGTGTCCTCCGTAAGACGGGCATACAGAATTCGAGGAGTGATCGAATTCGTCGTCGTGGTGTTGTTGGTGGACCACAACACCCGGATATTCAACGCGCTGGCAACGTCATACTTTGGCTGATGCCAAAGATACGTCACCGTTTCGGTTGTGGCTCGCGGTTGCCACACGCCATTCTTGACCCCACCCCATAGATGAATGGGAATGAATTCAATGGCCGTGGTTCCGACAATCCTTGAAACATCGCGGGGTAGGCGTCCTGCTCGCGGGCGTGCCATTGCAAAGCTCCTTCAAGCTCTTCCGGGGCGGGGCCGCCCTCCGGGGTACAGCCCGGAGGGTCGGCCCTCTCCCCACAAGAAGAGGAGGTTTTACGGATACAAGCCTTACGCCACGATCCCAGTCGCCACCCCGACCCTGCGCCGAGTCTTGAACACAAGATTCCCGGTCACGGTGAGGATGGAACCTTCAATACGCTGATCCGAAGGCCGGTTCTTCGGAGTCATCTTGAAGTAGTGGTCGGGAAGGACGCAGAACTGAATCCGGTTGTCTCGAGTGTTGAGGAAGTACGCCGCCCCGCTGAGACAGTCCTCGTCCCACGTCACCTTGCAACCCTTAAACTTCAGCGACTCCGTTCCAGCGGTAAGGGCCTTCGCGCCGGAATCCACTGCATACCGTTCGGCAGGCTCAAAGGTCTTCTCGAAAGCCTCGTAAACGGTCTGCGTGGTGATAATATCGGTCGGATGCTGCGCGTTCGCGCCGAGCGAACAATCGTTGTACAGCGTCCGCCACTTGTCGCGTCCGTTGGTGGCAAACGACCCCACCGAGGTTTGCGACTGATTCTGCCACCACGTATTGACGGAATCGTCGATCCCCGCAACCGTCGCCGTCGATGTGCGAAGCCAATACTGAAGGCCCTGAATCTGGTTGGAGGTCGATCCGAGCGAAAAGAGGTCGGAATTGATCTCATTTCGCATCGTGACTTCAAGCTGCTGCATCTTGGCTTCAAACAGCGAAATCGCCTGCTGCTTGCCGCTGTTCATCGCCCGTTCGCGGTCGGAAATCGAAATGGACCCGTCAAGGTCTTTCCAATCGACAAAGGCCATCGTGATCCCGTCCTGCTTCGACATATCAACCGTGTCGTAGTCGCTACGGCGGCCCACGGTCGAATTTGCGCCGTAAAGCAGCTGAATCTCGATCCGATGACCCGACTGCTCGCTCTTGGTGTTCTCGATGAGGCGAAACAGTGTGACCGCATCTTCGAGGTTGTCCCAAAGCTGCCGCGCACGATACGGAAGCGTCGTTGTCAACAGAGCGTCATACGTATCCGACTTTGAAACGGCGGGCATGGTTTATCTCTCAATTATCGCGAACCCTTTTCCTTGTTTCTTTCCGTCAGATCAAAAAGTTGTGCAGTCGTCATTGCCTTGCGCTTCTCCTTCGAAAGACGGTTAAACCAATCGGTATCAACCATGTCACCCGAAGGGCCTCCGGGGGTTTCGGTTTGAGCCGCCCGCTTTTTCTGTTCCAGAATCCTCGCCAATTCGGAACCTTGCGTTTTGTTATCGTGTTCAAGTTGCTCGAACTTGAGGATACGATAAGCAAGCTCCGGCGACGCGATTTCGGGATGCCGTCTGACCAAGGCTTGAACGGACTGGGACCTCATAACAGAATCGAAGTCCGGATGCCGTTGACGCGCCGCCTCGATCTCGACATTCAATCGCGTTTGGGTGATGGATTCCGTAACAGGGGCGAACTCGCTCCGCATGTCCTCCCGAATGGCTTCGGCAAGCTCCTTGAGCGTTTCACGGTCTCCGGGAGCCGCCTTTTCTAAAAGCGACTGCATTCTTGACTTGATCGCGGTTGAGGCAGTGGGCGGATCATCCGAACCCTGGGCGGCGGCCAAAAGCTCAAGCTGTTCGCGTAGCTTGCCATTCAACTCGTCCGTCTCTTTCTGCCTCCGCTTCAAATCCTGCTGCGCCTTCGTGAACGTGGACTGGAATCCCCGCACACGCTTGGCGTCTCCTTCTGGAAGAGTCTTCAAGTCCTCTTCTTTGAACAACGCCGGATCATCCGATTCCGCGGGAGATTCCCCATCGGGAGTCCCATCGGAAACCGCAGGATCGACGTCCAACTCGTCCTCAGCCGGTTCCGTCGCCGGATCGCCAGTGGCGGGGGCGACATTGGAGGGCTTGGTCATTCCGCAACTCCAGAAAATTCCACCCCTGAGAAGTCCCGCAACATGCGGGATGATTCATTGGGGACTGGTTTTATCCGAAAGGATTGGCCTTTTCGCGCAATCCATACTTCCTCATCAATTCCTTCTTGTGTCTCCGGTTCTTTATCAGAACCGGCTTTCCTTCCGGGTGGATGTTTTCACTGATATATTCATGATCCACCTGCATGGATACACGATTGACTTCTTTTCGTATCGCAACCTTCGCGCAAAAATCGCAAGGTATTCTTTTGGGCGTTTTGAAACCCCGTCTGAAGGGATTCCCCACCACGAATCTATTTACTTCATGCCCATTGGGGCAATCGTAAGCGTACAGGGGCATATCAAGACCCCCGGCTTGGGGACGAAGCCCCGGTATTGATCGAAGTCGATACGGCTTGCGGCCCCCCATCCTGCCGCAACGCCTGAACAAGCGCATTCCCCGCCCCCTGAGAAGCAACCATGCTTCTTTTGTCCGCCCCCTTCCCTTCGCCAGGAAGGGGAGCGCCGTCCCCCCCGGGCCCGCCGGGTGCCCCAGAGGGGGCGGATCCAGGAGGCATCCCGGCGGGATTCGCTGGGGGAGCGATTGAGGGGGAAAGGAATTCCCGAATGCTTACCCCATCGACCATTTCCCGGAAAAGCATTTCGATCAGCTTGGCAACGTTGACCTGGGTAAATCCTCCCATTCCATTTGGGATTGTCCCATTGGGGAACTTGAGCGCAATGGCGAGAAGGTCCGTCAACTGCTTGACCTTGACTTCCTTCTTGGTGGGGTCATAAGGAAGCAGCTCGATGTTAATATCGTATTCGCCCTGAATGTTTTCACGGGTGTAGGGAATCCACTCAAAATCCTCCCTGCCGATAACCGGGACAATCCGCTCCTTGTCGAAAAACTGTTTCATCAACTGGGCAAGCTTTTGAATGACCACCAGCGCCCAATCCTTCACGCGGTCAACGCTTTCCGCCTGCCGGGCCTCGACATGAGACTGAACGATATTGCTTTGGGTAGCGGTCGATTCGGTGTTGACTCCGCGCTGTTGCGCCGACACGCCGGAAATCTGGAAGACCCAATTCATCATCCGCTGTATCAGCGCGTTTTCCTCGCCGCTGGAAGGGGTTGACTTCAACTCCTTGATTCCAGCAAGGTCTTTCATTTTGACAACGCCCTTGCTCAAGGGCTTCGTCAAATTAACAAGTTCCTCATCATCTATCGTTCCTTCCTGAACGGCCAGCTTGTCCAGCTTCCGTTTATACGACTCCACCGCCATCGACTCGGTGATATTGACGATATGATTCAACTCATGCCATTCCGCCAGATCAGAAATCGGGAGTGGGCCTCTGACGCGGCGTTCTTGAGGAATGCCGCGATAACGACGGAAAGTAGGCAGATCGTTAAAAGCCAAAAATGAGCAAGGGAAACCATCCATATCGTAAGGCCAATCATCTTCCCGAAGGAAATCGTCATGCCCCTCCGCAATGACATAAATTTTCTGCTCCTTCTTGTCCCATATTTCCCAGAGAATGACGTAAGGCTCCTCGAGCGCATCCTGCTGGGAAGACTTCTTTCCCTCATCCGAATCGAAATCGTCGGGGTAGGCGGTGCCTTCAAGCAGGGTTGTATTCTTGTAAAGAGGATCGGATTTCACGTCGTCCAGTGGGCGGATGCTTCTGAATGCCACCCAGCGGCATTGAGACAATTCCTCATCCAGCATTTTTATGTCGGGATCGAATCGGAAATCCCACGGATCGACCCGGATGGCCCAAACACTTTCGCGCTTGACCGAAGCATTCCATTCCAAGGTTTCCCGATCGCTTCTTCCCGCCAATTCAGCTTCTTGAATCTCAAGGGGGGTTTGAGCCGGGTTGTAGGTGTATTCCGTGTGGTAGCCCACCTTGATAACGCCATAGCAAAAGAGCGCGTCCATGATCGCCCGCTTTGCTTGCGCCTTGAATCGCATTGCCTTCAATTCGTAATTCAAGGCGTTCTCAAGAATCTCCGCGCCCAGAACATTATCCCGCACTGGCTGGCCTTCGGGATTCAAGGAAGGCACGCCCTGAGACTGGGACGCGATGAAATCGCCGGGGCTATCGACCCGCTCGAATGGAGTGCGGGCCGTGACTTTCACGAAAGGATTCTTGAGAAGCAGGGAAGGAATGCGGAACTTGACGTGCGCGAACGCGAGAGGGATATGGATGTAGTTGGGATTGCTGTCCTGTTCCTCGAAATAGCCTTCGTAGGAATCGTAGTATTTTTGGATTACAGTCCGGTAATCGTCCCAAAGCCGGTGTGAACGATCCAGCCGCGCTTTCCACAATTCGTATTTTGATCTTTTGGCAGAACCCCCCACCTTCACTGATTTGTCCGTCCGATTCCGTCTCGCCATTCGTTCAGTATTTGTCCTTCATCATCGCCTTGACCATCGGATGAATACGCCTCCTGCTCTTCCCGCTCTTCCTGCTCTTTTTATTTTTCCTGAATTCAGGATAGACGGTGTCGGCAAGTTTCTCTCCCGCCCATTCGGCGGCACGTCTTGGAGCGGTAAGAACATCGAGAGCATGGGAACCGGCTTTTTTCAGTCTTTTATGGAGCATGCGTCTACTTTACCCAAGAAGAATGGTAAAAGTCAAACGGTAAATCGAAGATTCTTTTCTATCTCTTCCAGCGTCCTCTGTCTCTTGGGGCTGGGGACGATACGTAACAAACCTTTATGCCATCGGTCAATGCTTATTTTTATCAATCGCTTCCCCTGGACAAGCATGGAATCCAAGGCCGAAGCCTTATCCATTGGCGTCTTGACAAATCTCATTTGCCGAAAGGTGATCCATAGGGGTTGAGACAGAAGAAGCATTCCTTCCGGCGTATCCTTCGATCCCACTATTCTTCCGAAGAAGAAACACGGTTCATACGTCTCGCCACGAACCGGGCGGCATGTTTCAACCTCCAACCGCCAAGTCCGGTAGTCTTCCGGTTCGATCTTTTTGGTGTAGGCGAAATCGACCATGTCAACTTATCCAAGAATCGAGAATCCATTCCCCCTTCGGGGAAACAATCCCACAGGTTGAATATGCCGGCGCTTCCGCCACCAGCCATAGGTTCCGGGGCCCGGCTCCTTCTTCTCTTCCTTCTTCGGTCCACGATAGACGGAATGATTCTCGCCAAAAAGAGCGTATCTTAAGCTGTCGAGGCTGTTGGCCGCAAGAATTCCATTGGCAAAGAATTCGTGACACGTCTTAACGTGAAGCGCGTAAACATCGGCGGGCTTGCCATCGGAAACGCGCACCACATGAGCGACCGCAAGTTTCCGTGGGCTTGAATCGGCAGGAATAATATCCAATCCCGCATATCTGGCATTGTCTGGAAACTCTATCCCGCCCATCGGCGCGGCGACTCGCAGACTTGCAAGCGTTCGAGCAGAACCGCTTTGGGGCTTTGCTCCAATAAGACCCCCCACACCGGGAACAGACCGCACGCCTTTTCTTTCTCTTTGCCGCAACCTTGATGGCGTTTTCGCCATGCCAGCGTCTTCCCTCTTTCGACCGATGCCACCTAGCCGCCTTATCCCGAATTCCGTCCAGATGCTCCCGTAGTTTTCGCAACCGCTCGCCCGTTGGGCGGTGGCAACCCGCGTGGGCCTTCGATTGCAACAACTCAAGGTTTTCAAGCCGATTGTCAAGGGGATTGCCGTTTGAGTGGTGTACATGATATCCCGAAGGAATCGGGCCGTTTGCGTCACTCCAGATGACGCGATGCAGCCGTTTCGTTCCACGGCTGAAATATCGCTCTCCGCGATACAACCTGAAGATTCGGCCGCGATAAACCGTTCTTTGCATGTAACAATCTTATCTCCATATCGCAGCGTGTCAAGCGTTATCCATCCCGTCTCATCCACCCACACTCGGTGCTCCGGCGTACCCCTCAGTGTCCTTCCATCATCAAGCGTGACAACAACCGTAGGCGCATCCCGGCGTGTAATCCATGCTTTGCGGACGGGATGGAATCCGTCCCTCGTTAAAACCAGATCGTCTTCAAGTATTTCCTCGATGTCACGCGGCCCTTTATCCGTCTCGATTTCCGTGCCCGCGACAAAACAGTGATTGTACTTATCCAGCGGCTTGTCTCCCACGTTCTTCGTCTCCCTCTCCTCCGGATAACGATAAAGCCCAAACTCCTCTATCGTCTTGGGGCAATTGGAACACACCTGCAACGCCGGAAAGCCGTCATTAAGCCGCGTTCCTAGAAGCCGAGTCACCTCATGGATGCCGATATAGATTTCATGGTGAGGGGCAGAAACATTGGCAATCCCATACCGCCGCAGCGTGGCCTGTCCTTCGGGGTCGTGGTAGTCGGAATAGCAAACGTCGATCTTGCTATTCCAAGCCGATTCCAGAAGATAGGGCGCATGGTGATCGACCGTCTTGCCGCCTTGGTCCCAGTAGTATTCTTCCACTACTTTCCATCGTCCGTCGATCAAAGCGACGATCAAGCGAACGAACGGGTCGTTAAGTCCGAAGTCGATACCGGCGAGGACGCGCTTGATGTTCGGGTCGGTGTGGGAAACGGGCGCGCAGATATGAGCGCCGGGGTCGAAGTCCTTGTAGACAAGCCCCTCATATCCGACGAATTGAGCCTCAAGCTCCTGAGCGGCGAAGGCTCCGGTATACTTGGCCCGGAGTTTTTCGATCTCCTTCGGATCAAGATGCCAGTTTTCAAGGCTTGTGCAATGGATGTAGCCATAGTCTTCATCAAACCACGGCGTATTGCGGCAGGTTCTTAAATAGAAATCCTTGTAGCCCCACCAGTGTTTTCCGCTCGGCGTGCTCGTGACCCAGATTTTTCCCTTGTATCGCAAGACCCGGCCATAAAGAACGTCCATGCACTCTTTCGAGACTTCACGTCCTTCATCGACGTGAACCCAGCCCACACGCGGGCCGCGAAGCGCATCCGGATTTCTAGCCGTCCTGAATTCGACCCGATGCCCATTCCAGATATCGAAGATGACTCGCGCCCCCTCCATCGTCGTTTTTCTTTTGATGCCGCCCTGAAGCAAATCCTCGAAATCCCCCATCACCGTTTCCGTCTGGGCATAAGAACCGGCGACCACCCAACCGAGGTGAGGCGGTTTGTTTTCGATCACCGCCCTCCAATCCTGCAACGCTCCGCTGCGGGATTTCCCCGACTGCACCCCCCCGTTGAACAAAATGAATCTCTTCTTATCGCACTCCTCAAGAAACAGCTTTTGTTTCGGAAGGCAGTTGAAGACGGAATTCATTTTCCGTTACAACCCACAAGGACAGTTGCCGGGATGAATGACGATGGGCGCTCCCTTGAAATATATTACTTCCCTCTTTTCACAACCCGGCGTCAAGATCACGGGAGGCTTGATACCCACCTTGGGTTTCACCTGTATTTCGCGTTTCTTGTTCATTTCGCCCCCACCGCCTGAGCGGCGGTTTTATTGGCGTCCTCCCATTCGCCTTGGCGGTAAATGCGGAAGGTGGCGGCAGGCCCCCACCAATTCCACGAAACAGTATTGTCATTGCGGTCACGGAAGATTTTCCGGCCGCCCGAATGCTTCCGCAGCAGCTTCAAAAGGGATCCGCAAAAGAGGCACCTGCGCCACGAGGCCCCATTCTCATCCTTCCGGGGTTCACTGGTCTCCATATCGGTCTCGCCGCAATCATCTCCAAACTCCCATGAATCCTGTCCCCACTTCCCGGAATTCTTATGCCAGATAAATTCCGTGCCCGAATGAACCAGCTGCCCCTTGTCATTCCGGGCGTCAGTACGGGCCGCGTCGGCCTTAAGATAGAACTTGCTGCATTCCGAATTGTGGCAACAGGCGATATCGTAAGGCTTGTAATCGAAGTCCCCGTCCTCCCCTATATCAACACGCGCAATGGAGAATCTTCCCTTGCAATTCTCATGGCCCTTGAGGGAGGACTCCATCATATGCCCCCCACAGTGGACGCAACGGATCGCCCCGCCCTTCTGCAAATCAATCTCCCGGATCGACAAATGAAGCCAGCAGCCGTCCATCACGGTTCCGAGAAGCTCCTTGTGGCGGCCGGTCTCCGACACGACACCTGGACAGCGCCGGTACAGAATTTTGCCCATCCGTCAACTCCCTGAAAAGAGGTTAAACCAACTTTGCCCTTTGCCGGGCGCACAAGCCCGTATGCGCCGGAGCCAATATTTTCACATCAAAACAATCGTCGCATTTTGGATTTGGCCCGCTTCTGTCCCCAGTGGCCAGGAATCTAAATTTACATTCCACGCAAATCAAGGAGACAAAGCCATGTCGGCGGGCAACGGGGATGGAATAATACAGCTTTTCCACTCGTTCTTGATTTCCCATGTCTCTGGATTCCTAATTAGATAATACTCCCCCCAAGCCCCGACGTCAACGGGGCGGTACTCCTTCCAATCCACCAGTTTCTTTTTTATCTTCATTTGGCAATCCAATCCCCCCCCCACACTTCGCGCATACGTCCGTCCTGATCTCCAGCTTCAATTCCTTTTCCTCTTCCTTCCTTTGTGACTTGTCCTTCAACCCCTCCAACTCCGCAATCTGCATCGTGATCTTCGCCTTCTTGTCTCCATCCTCGACCGTGGCCCTTTGACTCGTCAACTCCTGAATACGTAATTCCCGCTGCCTCTTTACCCTCAACTCCTTCGCCTTCCCTTCATCCCACTTCACGTCCATATTCTATCCCCTCACCTATACATACTATCATAATATCTATTCATGTCAACACCCAATCCTTAAAATAACCCCCCCCCCACCCCATCCCCCCCTCTACACACCATACCCCATTCCACCCACGGCAACCCACCCCACACCTCATAACCATGCCTTCCGTCCGTAGCCAAAACAGCAGCGCCTACTGCTGTGCCGTCGAAAATTTT